TCGCGACCTCAACCACAAGCAAGCTCTGATGAAGCCCGTCAATGCTCTCGCCGAGAGACTGATGGAAACGACCAAGGGCAACCCCGAGCAGATCGCAAAGCTGTTGGCTGCATCCGTTGACGCTTACACCAAGAACCCGCAGATGGGACGCCAACGAGAGCCCACTGCTGGCGTTGCTCAAGGCGGAGACCAAACAGGCACACCGTCAGACTATGCTGCCAAGATGAATGAAGAGTGGCAGAAGTACGAAGACGATAACGCCATTTCCTTACCCCCAGGGTTTAGGGAAAGCATGGAACGCATGTCTCGCATGGAACAGCAGATGGGACAGCAAATGCAAATGATGCAGGGCGTTATGAATAACGCTTCGGCTGCCGCTCAGTCGGGCAACAATTCACGAGACGCCGCAATCGCCTCTCGTGACCAAGTTATCGCACAGACGATCTCAAACAACCTCGACCGAGCACAACAGGAAGCTGGTCTTCCTGACGAGGCAGCCTCCGACTTCGCCGCTTTCATTGGCGAGCGTGGTTTTGACCGCAATGACTTCTCCGACTACGACCTCACCCGCCGCGTGGTGGATGACTTTAAGCGGATGAAGGACACGCCTCAATTCGAGCAACTCAAGAACACAGCGGCTCGACGCGAGGCATACCTTACCACTCAGTCGGGTGGGCCAACCTCAAGCATGGCATCATCAGGCGGCGACGACACACTCGCTCGTCTTGCTTCGCGAGCTAATATGAATAGAGGATGATATGGAACCGTGGACTTTGTTTTTCTGGGTTATCTTCGCTAACGGGCAGCAAGCCTTTGGTGAGAATGAAAATAAATTTGAAACAAAGTCCGCGTGTTACCTAGTGGCTTACGAGAAAGCGCAAGCGATACAAATGGAGCTATGGAAGCAAACGGGTATGCCCGTTCAAGTCCGCCATCGTTGCGCTCTAAACGACACCCCCACATAAAAGAATAACAGGGACGATCTCTCTGCAAAAATAAGTATTCTGGTCATCAATATCGGTGAGCGCCAAGGCTCTCGTGAAGTCGATGTTAAACAGGAATACGATTTATCCCGCGTGAAATTCCGCGAGGCTTCTGACGTTCCAACCAAAATGAAACCCTATCCGAAGGAGGATTAGCAATGGCTGCTATCCAAGGACTACGGGGCACAGGTACGTTTAGCACGGACTTCCGCCCAAAGAATTATCGCGAATTATACAGCCTTCTTGAACCAAATGGCAGCGCACCGCTACAGGCATTGCTCGCAATGACTAGCTCGGAAGCGACTGACGATCCAGAGTACAAAAACTTTCGTGACGAGCTTCCCGCTCGTACCTTGCAAGTAAACGGAGCGTTGAGCAACTCAGCGACTACGATTACTGTTGATGCTGGTAACGACAACTTGTTTGCGGTTTCTGGAACAATCGTTGTGAACTCGCTAACTGGCGAAGTCATGCGGTGTACCGCAGACAGCGGCGCGACAACCTTGACGGTTGAACGTGGCATTGGTGGCGGCGCAGCGGCGATTGCTGACAACACACCATTGTATATCGCTGGCACGGCACATGCGGAAGGCTCGGGCTCTCCAACTGGCGTATCATTCGATGCGACTGTAGCCTCGAACTACACTCAAATCTTCAAAACCGCTTTCACCGTCACCAACACCTTGAAGGCCACAAACCTTCGCACTGGTGACAAAGAAGACGAGATGGCGACCAAAGCTCTCAAGATGCACATGATGGACATCGAAAGAGCAATGTTTTTTGGGAAGAAAGCCGAAAGCAACGGTTCGACTGCCCAGCCACTTCGTTACACTGGCGGCCTCGTAAACACCCTGACCAATGTGAATGATCGGGCAACCGCATCAAGCACAATGACAGAAGATCAATTCGACCGCACATTGGTTGAAGACATCTTCGCATTTGGCTCCAAGCAGAAGCTCATGTTCTGTGGTGCCAAGGTTGCGGGACACCTTCAAAAGTTCGGTAAAGACCGTTGGTCTCCAACCGTTGTCGAAGGAAGCTACGGCGTAAGCCTCTCAAACTACAGCACCTTTGCTGGCGATTTGATGGTTCACTTGCACCCGCAGTTCCGTCAAGTCCCTGGAATGGACAACGCGGCTATCATCATCGATATGCCGTACGTTAAGTATCGCTACCTCGACGGTCGCGACACAAACCTTGAGCGTGATCTGCAAGCCAATGACGCTGACAGCGTGAAGCATCAGTACATTTCTGAGTGTGGCCTCGAGCTAACTCAGGACAAAGTTCACACTTACATCAAAAACTGGAACCTAGTCGCTTAACTTTTAGAGCAATACTAGAGGAGAGGGCTGCGCTTATGCGTGGCCCTTTTCGTTTGGGACGACTGAGAACCAAAAAACATTGATAAAAGTCCCACGCAAATCAGGAGCAAAGTAATGGCAAAGAAGAGAGCCCGAACAAGCACAGGAAGTTTCATCGCTGACGACCCCAATACCCCCGAAAACGAAGCGTACGTTAATGACACCCCAAAGCCCAAAGGAAAGTGGAAGCCCAAGTTTGCAAACTTTATTTCTGCTGGCGAAGAGAGCGGCGTCTTTGACCTTCAATGCGGTGACGAGAAATTCATGGGGATATGGGACGAAAACCGCGAGCACGTAAAGTGGCGTATTCCTATCGAACACAAAGAAAACATGATGTCTCATCACCACGTTTGGGCGGGCCGCATCGTAGCATCTGAGGATAATTAACAATGGCTGAACTGAGCGTCCAAAAACCTTTTGCTGCGGGTACGGGAAACTTTACCCCACTCGAGAACCTTGTGCGCTCGGCTCTTGTTCGGGCGGGTAACTTTAGCGTTTCTCGAGTAGACGGCGAGGTGATGATGATGATGATTGAACTCGCAAACCGAGTGGTCGAGGACGTTCGCCAACACCCGTATTGGACGGGCGGCGATATCGATTATTACGCTGACATCACCGAAAGCCGCGCCATCCCCGACATGATTATGATCGACGGGCTGACCGCTCATTACTTCATCCAGCAGGGCTCGGAGAAAGCGATGATTTTCTTGCAGCTTTACCAAGCTGGAATGAACAACATCCTTCACGAGCGAGCAAATGGCAACAAAGCGTACACCCGCACAATCACAGACGGCGGCTCAAGCAAAGCCTACGCACCAGCCGCTACAGCAAAGGCGTACTAAATGGGTCGTCTTACTTATTCTCCAATCGCAGTAAAGTCGCTCTCGAAAACCTACTATGGCTTTCGGGGCATTGACCGTTCTCGTGACATTACTGCGCTTGAGACCGAGGAAGACCAAAACTTTTGGGAGCTTAAAAACTGCTACGTGGATTACCGAGGCCAGCTAATCCGCGACCCCGCATTCTTTCTACACAAAAGCTCGAGCCGCTTCCCGATAAAAGCACTTCGCTTTTACAGCCGAGAGGGCGTTGTCTACGCTGAGACAGACGCAGCCGCCACACACTTACGATCCGACCGAGATCACGTAGTCTTGAGCGCGTACGCCAAGGACGCTGTTGTCCACATGACCAACTTTAAGGGTCAGGTGCATATCTTCTCTCTCGACACTAAGATGTTCAAGTATGATGGGTTCCAATTCTCGACATCCACTGCCTCGATCAAGCCAGCTTTCGGCGTTCCCATCCAGCGCCGCCTTGCGGTCGCAGGCTTTAAGGATAGGCCGACCACCATCGAGTTCAGCCGCGTTGATAACCCAGACATTTTTCTCGAGGAAGAGGCTACCACCGCAGAGGTAACACGAGCCGCATTTATCGACATCTCGAACTTGATCGGCACCGCTGACCAGATCATCGGGCTGGGTACATTCGAGGCCAACCGCCTTGCCGTGTTTACGCAAGACCAGACGCTCGTTTACATCATCGATCCCAGCTTCGAGGAATGGCAACTCGACAGCCGAGCCAACCTTCGGATCGGGTGCATCTCTCACGGCACGATCATCAACGCTGGCAGCGACCTGCTGTTCTGTTCTCGCCGAGGCATCCACTCGATTATGCGTAACGAGACAAACGGGCTGACCATTGCGGAAGCCTCGCTGTCTGACGAGATCGAGCCTCTCTATCAAGAACTTGTAAGAAGTACGCCCGACCCCACAACGATCTCGGCGGTCTTTGACCCTGACGAGCAGACTTACCATGTATTCTTCCCACGAGCGGGCGGCAGGTTTACGCAACGCCTCTCGATGAACTTCCGCTCGGGCTACGAGATGGTGAACTTCCAGCTAGGCGACACGCTCCTACCGAGATGTGGCACGTTCTTGGGCGGTCGCCTTATGTTCGGAACGTCAGACGGCGTTTACGAAAGTACGAGCCGAACTTTTGTGCAGGACACTGGTTTGTCAGACCTTCGCCGCTCGCAAATGATTGCGGAAACGCCCGTTCTTTGGCTGGGCGATTTCATCGGCACAAAGCGCACTCACTCGTTTGTGATCCAAGCAACGGGTACGGGCCGCTTCTTCATCGATTTTACCGATGAGGATGGTCGCGATATGCACTCACTCGAAGTCATCTTGGATCGCATTGCTGGCGACGAAAGCTGGGGTGACGCCCCACTAAAACACGATTTTACCTTCCCATTTAACCACACGTTCCGAGGCGTCCGAATGCGCTTTCGAACAGAAGACAAAGACGTTGATAGCGATGTCACTGTGATCTCGTTCGCGTTCTTGATGCACAAGGAGAAATAGAATGGCTCGTCTCAAGGTACTATACCCTGGAAACCATACAAGTTCGGGTAATATCGGAGCCGATGTCGAGAACATTGTCCGATACCTAAACGCAACAGAGCTTGGCGATAACACACTTGCCGAGCTAGTGAAGATTTTGTTCGACAGCACGGGCAAGCTGGTCGCACCTGTCGAGCTTCGGAACGACAGCATAAACGGCTTGCAGTATCGTGTCGGCACCTACACTGAGGCCGAGCAGGGCTGGACAACTCTTGCAACAGTCGCAGAATTGCGAGGCGTGTCAGGCTCCGATGTGGGTACAATCGGCTCGCCGCTTTTCTCAGGTCGTGTGGATCACGTTGTCAACGCTACTGTCAGCGGCGCAATACCCTACCCAACTGGAACCACAGTCTTCTCTTTCATCCATGAAGCGCAGGACGCCATCGTTCTTTACGTCAACGGCACTCTCCAAGCGGAGGCGACCTTTACGAGCAGCAACACCGCGAACACAGTGACACTTGGTTCAGCCACAGCAGCCGACGATATCGTGACTATTTACAAAGTTCAAAGCGCGAACGACAGCGGATACACCCGCTCGGACATTGCCGCCGCAGCAGCGCAAGCGGTTTTCCCGTTCAGCCACACAGCAAGCCAATCCGTACTCGTTTATCGTAACGGCGTTCTGCAACGTCAGGGCGGTACAAACGACTATACACAGCAGCCGACAAACTCGACCATCACCTTCACCTCTGCGATGAGCGTGGGCGACATTGTGACCTTCATCATTATCGAGGACACCTCTCAAGTTCGCGTCTCGGGTCTGATGACTGAGGACAAGTTCACAAACGCTGACGGCCTGATCCCGTACACAAACATAGCTGTCACTGACAACCAAATCCCGCAGTCCAAAGTTGACGGCGTTTCAACCCTGCTCGCTAATCGTGGGCGCGTTTACGTCTCTGCCTCGCAGCCTACAACCGCCAACGCTGGCGATATGTGGGTGGACACAGCCGCCAGCCCCAACGTCCTAAAGTTCTACAACGGAACGGGCTGGCTCCTGACATCACCAGACACGGGCATCCCAGCGTTCTCGACATCGAACGCTTTGCAGTTTCTCCGCATTAACTCGACGGGCGGTGGGTTAGAATTTAGTGACGTTGACCAGACAGCCCTAGTTCCAAAAACCTATATGGGCGCAGCGGACGGCGTTGCTGGTCTCGACAGCACAGGCAAACTTCCCGTTGCACAGCTACCCGACACTTTTGCAACGCGCTCGTACTTCTTCCAGCAAACGGGCTCGGTAGCAAACGGGGTCAAGAAAGTCACTCGTGCGTTCAAACAAAACGTGCGGATCGATGCGGTCGCTGCTAAATCCACTTCGGGAACTTGCAACATCCAGCTTCGTGTTAACGGCACCAACGCTGGCGATGTGATCCCCGTCTCGTCAACGCTTACTGAGCAGAACCTCTCGGCATCAATCGCAGTAGACGCAACCACAGCCTCACGAGAAATCGGCTTCGAGATTACATCGCAAAGCTCGCTCACTGACATCGAAGTAACCTTGGCCTGCGTCATAACAAATGTCTGACCTTAAACTCTCCCCTCAAGAAAAGCGGATCGTTGAGTACCACAACAACTCAATGAAAACGGGTCGCGTGGGGAGAGACAGTCAAGGCAGGCCGATGACAGTTTACTCGACGGGCATCCTGATCGAGCGCGGCCCACACGAGGGCAAGTTTGTATCGGTTCCCGCTTGGGTTCCGAGCGTAAACCCAGACCGCCCCTTAACCGAGGGCGAGGCTTTCGACCATTGGGAAAGCCAAATTAACGAGGGCAAGTGGCCCTTCTACGAAAGCGGCCCAGCGCTTAACGCTCGCTCACAGGAGATACACACTATTATGGATAGGGACGCCAAAGGTATTAACTTCAACCCTGCGGGAACGTGGGATCAAAGCCCCGAGGACGAGGCCGCAGGTATCGAGCGAGCCAAGCAAGGCGGCGGGCAAACTCTCGAGATGCCCGCTTACCAAAGCAACGCTCCCGAGACATCTTTGCGACCCCGCCTTCGTCCAGAAGACCCAGAAATGTCGAGCACCACAGGCATGATGGGATTGGACGCGCAGGGCAACCTCACGGAGTACGGCATCGAGCCTGACGTTATGATGGCGAATATGCAGGCGGATGGCACACAGTCTGTTCTCATCAACGATCCAGAGCTTGAGATGCTAAGATCAATGCTGCCACCTCCGCCCGACCCAAAGCCCTCTCTCGACTATGTTGCCCCCGAGGACGAGACGCTCGGCTCCTTTAGAAACATGGATGTCAAAACTCTTTACCCTGCGGTATACCGCGATACGAGCGGCAATGATGTTGGCTCGGCTGGCCCGATGGCAACTTCTGGGTTGCACTATATAGACACTCGCGGAAATAGCGAAACGTCAATGTCGGGCGATGGAACCCCGACACACCTTCAAAAGCTGCAAGACACGCAGGAGAGTTTCGTATCCTCCCAAATGTTTCTAGCGGCAATGGATCAAATGCGAGCGCAGCTACCCAAGGAAGCGGTTATGCGGGGCTCAATGTTTGGCGAGCAAGGCGATGATGGCTTGTTCCACCTATTTGTGGGTGACGATGACACCGGCTACACCGAGATGACTTACGGCAGAGGCGATGAGGGCATTAGCGGCGCTCGCCTCGACGCTCGCAGAGCGCTTAATTACGCGAGCCAGATGGCAGACTACAATATGGACGGCGGCTTTATGGGGCGCGTAGCAATGGCCCACGCTTATCGGGGCTACGAGGACAGCGACCTCGAAAGAATGCAGGCAGACTTAGCAAGAGAAGCACGAGAGACCGTGGCTCGTGACGGCTTGATGGGCAACCCCAACGTGGGAGTAAACATCGCTGCCATTCTTGAGCAGTCCGAAAAGATCGAGGACGAGCAAAAGCGGCGCGGCAGCAAGAAAGAAACGCAAGGCTTTGACTACTCGGCTCGCGTCCTCTCTCGCGAAATTTCTGAGAAAGCAAAAGGTGCATGGGGCGGGTTTGTCGAAACCGCTGTGCCAGCAATTAACGATTTTGTGTCAGGAGCCACGTCTGTCGGCATGGAGCTAGACAAATATTTCGGAACGGAAGACATGACAGCGTTTCCGAAGATCAACCCGTCCGAGAAGGCAAGAGGAAGTATGTAAATGGCTGGGCTCGCTGAGTATATAAACCCGTCTGCGTCTACCAAGCAAAGACGCTACGAGCGTAGCAAGGGATGGATGGATAGCGTTGACGACTTTATCGCTCCCGTCACGGGCGCAATATCTGGCGCGGTCGATGACTTTGAGGACGCAGTAACACCCTTTATTCCGCCAGAGTTACGCCACCTTCCCCTATCCCCCAGCGACATAGGCGGCGGCGCTCTTACTCTCGCGCAGATGATCAACCCGCTACCCATGATCGACCAAGCCATGACCGACAGCGGTGACGCAGGAGACGGCACTCAGACAGTCGCGGGTGCGGACGGACAGTGGTACGACCGCGAGCTTACGCTTGATGAACGTGCGGGGCTCGCCACGGGCTCGGCAGTAGAAGCCACAGCCGCAGTCCTGCCCGCCGCAATCTATGGCAGGGTCATGGGCAGCAGCGCAGGCTCGGCGATGACAGAAGCTCTGACGGGTTACACAGCACAAACCTCTGACGAGGTAGGCGAGGGCTTGGCAAAAGCCATAGCCAAGCAGACGGGCAAGCCCAAAGAAGGAATGACCCGCCGTACATTCAACAAGGGTGCCGCCGCAACGGCTGTGGGCGGCTCGGTAGCAGTAGCGGGCGGCGACATTATCGTGGACGCGGTTAAGGCTACAGCAAAGAAAGCGGCAAAAGCCGCGTCCAAGCGCGGCGGGCCATTCGCGGATGTTTTCGCAAGCGCCATGAAAGCTATGAAGGAAAAAGAAGGCGAATTAGAGTTGTCGGGCATCAGTAGGACTGAGATCGACGTTATGCGCGGCAGAACGATCCATGATAGTGATGCTAGTATTTACGCAACGAACGCGGACGGTGAATTTATCGACCCAAAACTTATAGAAGCCCACGAAGCTGAACAAGAAGCACTATTGGCTGTGGATGACGCCAACGGCGATGTCGTTAGGATATTGGGCATTCGTGGTGGCTTAGAACAAGACGACATGGCCCAGCTTTCAGACGATCAACTGGAAGAAATGCTTGACCAAATAACCAAGTACCAAAGCAATATTTATTACCCCGAGTACAGCTTAAAGGGCGGAGACGGCGGCCCTCGACCTGACCTAGACCCTTACGAATATCACATGGCAAGAGAAGAAAACGAAGAAATGATTTTGGACGCCCAAGAATTACTGCGGAATGAAATAGCAACGCGGAAGCTCCCTGATGATGGCACCGAAGGAATGACGTTTGAAGAGATCATGGCTCGCGACCCAGACGCCCCCGTTGAGGGCGAGTTTGCAAAACTTCGCCGAGAACGAGCAGAGCGCATCGCTCGAGAGAAAGCCGAGGAACTCGCCAAGCAGCAAGCAGACCAAGTTTGGTTTGAGAAATATCTGCCCGAGGGCTGGAAGACGGGTGGCTTCTAATGGGACGACCCCGCCCATCAATATCGCATACATTGACCACAGATAGAGGAGGCCGACATGGCTTTTAGCACACAGATTTTTGGCCCGAACACGGGTATCTCGATTGCAAACCGCAAACAAGCCGCCTCGATGGGCGTCAAAGCTGCAAACCAAGGCAGAGGCGGAGACAAGTACAGCATCCAAGCCACGCCATTCACCGCGAACCTTCTCAAGAATATGGGCGGCGCGACCAGCTTCAACCCCGAGACGGGCGAGATGGAGTTTTTCTTTGGTGGCTACACGAGTATCGGCGATATGTTTGACGGTGGCGGCGCAGGCGGATCGGGCGCTAATCATTACGGCGGATCGCATGATGATTACAGAGCGGCTAACCCAGATGACAATACAGTGGAAAGACACACCTCCTCATCATCTTCATCTAATAACAGCAGCAACAGCAGCAACAGCGGCGGTAATACCACACCCGCAGTCCAAGTATCTCAAACAAAACCAGCGGCCTCGAGCGCAGCAACCAACGAAAAAGGAACGGGTTGGCTCTTCGGCTTTGACGGCATTGGCGATGCAATGGACGGCGGCGGCGCTGGGCGGTCTGGATCGAGCTACAGTACCGAGGGCTCGTCTTTCGACCCAGACGGCATAAACAATTACGTTGACCCTCTCGACAACAAAGGTCTTGGCGGCAGTGACGGCATGGGCAATGCGGGCAACGGTTTGACCACGCTGACAAATGCGCTTGCTGGAAACTTTATCAATGCGGCGGACTACACAGATGGTGGCGGCCCAGGTGGTGCAAGTGACAGATTTATTGGCCCCGCTTTGATAAGTGGCACAGCCAACGCCTTAAAGGGTCTTGATCTCTCAACGGGCAACGTACAAGCGGCAGATGTTGTCGATCCAGCCCTTGTCACAGGCGCAGTCGCAGGAGAGCAAGGCAAGCAGTATGGCCTCGAGATGCGTAACGGTCGCGTGGTTTACTCATCGACAGGCGCGAACTACCAAGGCGGCCTAAACGTAAACGGTGAGCGTCAAGAGTTCTTGGATGGTCAAGCCGTGACTGCCGCACAAAAGGCAGCCAGCATGGGCGGCGACGATGATGGCGGCGCTTCGAGGCAGACCTTTGGCGATTATGTCGGGGATCAGCCAGTGGCGTCAAGTACATCGGAAGGGACTTACGGCCCAACGCCTTTATTCGGCGGCAATTACACAAGCGGCAGCGCCGAAGCGGCAGAGGCAATAACAGCCGAGATTGCTTCGCTCGAACAGCAGATCGCAGAAATATCGGCCTCGGGCAGCGGTCAGGACACTTCGATGATGGAAGCCGAGCTTGTATCGTTGCAAAACCAACTCGCTTCATACGGGCTGTCCTCGCAGGAAGTCTCAGAATATATCTCAACGCTTGATCCAAACTCGCCCGACTATAACCCAGAGGCATATCAAGCGGCCTTCGGGTTTGCCTTGCAGCCTAACTATGATGGCGGCGTTGTTGATCCATCCGATCCCGCCGCAGGCGGCGGCGGGTATGTGCGCCGAGCCGTCAAGGATCGCGAGACAGGCGAGGTGCGCTACGTCAACGTCCCGATCAACGTGGATAGCGGCATGGATCAATTTAGGAGCGAAAGACGCGCTGGCTTTGGCAGGGCAATAGACAGCGGCATGTACGTTTAAGATAGGAGTGCTGACATGAGCTTATTCAATACGGGAATGGCGGTGCTCACTGGCTTGAATATGATCAAGTCAAACGAGCGAGCCAATACAGCGTCTAATAATCAGTCGGCACTCACCGCCGCCGAGATCGCTCGTAACGAGCGGGTCATGTCACTTTACAACAGTGGCTCTGCTGAGATGCGGTCAGCTATTGAAGCTGCCTATTCTCAGTTTGGCGGTTTCGACCAAATCAGCGCGACCCAGTTTGAAAACATGCGCGGCATGTTCTCGAACGCTCGTGAGCTTGAAGAGTTGAAAAACGCCTCGCAAGTTGTTGACCGCTCGACGGGCTATCAAAACACGCTTATCAATGACGAGAGCAGGTTCCGCAACAACGCAAGCTCTCGTTACAACCAAGGCCGATCAGAGCAAGACGAGATGATTGGTCGCTTTGCTGATCTCCGCAACCAAAACACAGACAGGGCAGTCGCAGAAGCTCGCGCTCGAGCGAGCGCCAAGATACCCGAAGGTTTGGAGAACTCGACATACGCTATCCAGATGGAGAAAAGCCTTACTGATATGGAGGCCCAAGCCTACAACCAGAACTTAATTGATGCGATGTCTGATGCCCAGACCTACATCAAAGGCAACCTTGACTACAGCACCTCTCGCTCCTCAGACGACATTGCGGGTGGACGCTACGGAATGGAGTTTGCGGACGGCAAAATCGGCATGTACGGCGGCGCAATAAACGACATTAAAAACCTGCAAGGCATGAGAAACAACACGTACCTAAACGATTACGTGACGGGCCTCGACACGATGAATAATACAAGCACTGTGTTCCGAGACTACGCCATCGGCAAAGGCAACGAAGCTGCTGGAACTTACAAGTTTGCCGCAGATGGCGCGACAGCAGCGGGCTTCGGCACCGCGCTGACATCAGCGTCTAACTCTGCTGATCGTATGGCGACCGCCGCTGATAACGCTGGTAGCGCGTTCGGCACTTGGCTCGACAGATCGCTTGATTACAACCCGATCACGGGCATGACAAATAAAAAATAGGAGAGCGTTATGGCTCTAGCACTCGGCGGTTTTACAAACGCCTTCGTCGGCGCAGATGAGAAACGCAAAGATCGCCGCGCACAGAACGCACAGCTTTATGCAGAATGGATAAGGGCAAATCCAGACGCGAGCGTTGCAGAGCGTAAGGAATATTACGGCAATCTTGCGGGCAACAGTCGCGGGCTACAGTCGGGCATTCCGACCGAGGAAACGATGAAGCGCCAAGTCAAAAAATACAGAGACGCAAAAGCAAAGCAAGACGCAGCGGCAGCGCAGGCAGCAAAGCGTCAAAAAGCACAGGACGCTCGCCAAAGTCTTCAAGACATCATTAGCTTGGGTGACGCTATGGCAGGCATGTACGGCACCGAAGAAGAAGAAATAGCCGCCTTCAAAGCCCAGATGAACTCTTATGGGCTAGTTGACGAAAAGATGTTTGATGCGGTTTACAAGCGGGCTGGCGACAAGGCTTGGGGTGATTGGCAGGAGAACAACGCTCGCGTAATTGACGACTACCTCAACAACCCATCCAAAGGCGCATTTGATACCCTCAACACAAAAGCTGGCATATGGGGCGATAAGTTCACCAACCAGTACAAGGGCGCGTATGTGCGGCAGGACAAAAAGAATGAAGCCACCGTCCTCGCCGAAGTGACAAAAGTTCTGACGGCAGTAAACCAAACTCAGGAGGGCGCGGACGTAGGACTAGAGGCAATCAAGAACCAATATCCAGATGCTTACGAGGCGTTAAGGGTGAGCGGCAAGTTTGAAACAAGCGAGGCCGTTCTTTCTACAACGATTTCTGATGCGGCAGAAGCCGCGACAAATGAAGCGTCAACTTATGCCTTCAACGCCGCAAAAAACATCAAGACCCTCGAGGATTGGCAAACGGCAAGGGCGTCATTCCTTCTCAAATATCCTGACCAAGATCAGGATGGGGATGTTGCTTGGCTCGATGACGCATATAATAGAGTGCAAGGTAATATCGAGGGCAGCAAAGAAGCGCTCGCACAATCCTTCATGGGCCGACTAGAGAAGGCCGCTCAAACCATGTCGCCAGTAGCCTATGAAGAATTTAGAACTACACTGTTGCGTGAGGCGGGCGACGAAGGGATACGAGGCAGGATAAGAATTTCCAGCCTCGACGAAATAAATGCTGGAAAAGAACGAGACAGGCTCGACAAACTCAAGACCGCAGATGATACGAGATTTACTCAACTAGCAAACGAAATCGCGGCAAGTGCCACAACGCAACTCGCGTACGACAGAGACATCAGCGCTTTGAAGGACAGCTTCAAAAACAACCCAAACTTCGATACTTTGCAGTTCGACACGACAACAGCGGACGCAAATATCTCGACAAGATTGGGCGAGTTGAAGCAAGAAAAAGACAAAGAAGTAGCCCGAAAAGTTGCGGTCGCTGTGGAAGATGGCGACCTCGATGAATTTGCCCAAGCGGGAATGAGCGATGCAGACGCGCTTGCGGCAGCCGAGGCGAAGATGGAGGCAACTCTGGAAACAGATGTCACCCTTACCCCCGAACAAAAAGCTCGTATTACG